CACCATCAGCATCATGGACGTCTTTCAACGGTGATGTAGGTCGGCCAATTTCCATGCATAAGTTAGATTGTATAACAGGCGCAATGTCTTCACGAAAGGCACTATGTGTGTTAAAATGGTCAACGTGCGAAATGTAGATACGACCAGTTTGTGCGCGTTCGGATGCAATCGTGCCGAAAAGTTCAATAGCACTGACAGTGGACTTGCGTAAGCTTGCGTCTGCTTCGGCAAGCTCATATAGCACTTTAAACTCTTCTTGATCAGCGAAAAACGCTTCATACAAATCTGGTACATCCCCAGGGCTAAACAAGGTGATGGTTTGGCCAGCTAGTAAACGGTCATAAAAGAACTTGTTGATCTGCACATTATAGTCTAAATGACGAACACGAGTTTCCTCTGTACCCCTGTTATTCTTTAGTGCAAGTAGCTGCATTACCTCTAAATGCCAGATCGGATAAGCCACTGTAGCTGCTCCACCTCGCACACCGCCTTGAGAACATGACTTAACTGCTGCTTGGAACATCTTGAGGAACGGAATGACACCTGTGTGGTACGCTTCACCACCTCTGATCTTACTACCTAGTGCACGCAATCTCCCAATATTAAAGCCAATGCCTGCGCGTTGCGAGATATACTTGACAATCGCACTGACTGCAGCGTTAATAGAGTCTAACGAATCATCGCTATCGATTACAACACAAGAACTGAATTGAAGCGTTAACGTACGTACACCAGCCATGATAGGAGTCGGCAGACTTAGCTTGAAAGTAGATACGTAGTCGTAGAACTTCTTGATATAGCTTAAACGTGTCTCCGCAGGATATGCGTGAAACAACACCATGCCAATCGCCATGTATGCAAATTGTGGTGTTTCGTAGATTTGCTTTGTAGTACGGTCTTGTACCAGGTATTTACCACGTAGCTGCGTGACTGCAGCAAAGGAGAAGTCGAGATCCCGCCAATGATCTATCTGGTCGTTTAGCCAAGTAAGCTCACCACTGGTGTACTCGTTCAGCAAAACAGGGGTGTACTTAAGCAGCCCCACACACTCAATGATATGCTCTTCAAGTGTTGGAGGCTCGAACTGTCCGTATACATCCTTACGTAAGCTAAAGATATCAGCACGTGCAGCCATTGTTTGATAGTCCGGCCAATCTTCTGAGATCAGATCTGCAATGGTTTTTACCAGAATTTTGTGAATATCTGTGGTGGACATCCCGTCTTCAAAATGTAAATTGGCACTCAGCTCTACTTGTGAGATAGAGACATCAAGGCCTTCACCTGCCCAAACTAACATTTGCGTAATTTTGTTAAGGTTTAACGGCTCTGTATTACCGTTTCTTTTCGTTACTTGCATAATTATCCTTTTTTGGTTTAAATTGTTGACACGTGAGAATGTCAGGGGGCATTTCAAGATTTATTCTGGCGGCATGCTTTTGACACACCGCAAGGCTCCTGTGTGGATCACTAACGTAAGTGTCTCCGGGGTGGAATAGATAAACGCCTATTAGATACCAGCTCATAGTCCAAACTCCTCCTTAAGTTCATCAATGATACGGTCTTCATCTTTACCAGTCATCTTAGCTTCAAGCCAAGCAGCATAGTAGCCCTTACGGTCTAGTAAAATAAAGCTTATCTCAGAGTATCCATGATAATCCATTTCAGAGGGTGCCGTCGAGGCACACCCCTTCCAATGTGGTACTTTTAAATAGTTTGTGACCGCTGCAATACACGGGATACCCTGTACAGTAGTCTCCATTGTGTATTCATACTTGTTGAGCAGTTTCTTTGACATGTAACTTCCTTAATGGTTTTACAATGGATAGTCTGTAGGCCTCTTCTACCAATGTAGGTACAATAGCCTGCACATCACAGTACATAGCTGTTTCTATCGCTGAAACAAGTCCCACACGATAGGCCCTGTACAGTACAGCGGAAGGGTAGCTCTCATCGCTATCACAATCACTCTCAGTACAGTCGACACGTTGGCACGCTTCATTAAGGTCACGGTAAATTGCCCATAAGAAACGATCTTCATCATACTCGTCGCCACCAAACAATACACGATAGGCTTCTACACGTATCTTGTCTATTAGTTTATCTAGATGCGTCATACTATTTACTCCAGGTTGTCTTTACGCTACAAGAGATACTGTATACGGTATTCCCTCTATACATTCATGCTGTTGAATAGGATCTTCAACACATAGCTTACGTAGCGGTTTTCCGCTGTATAGCTTGTCAATCTCCTCCACCAACTTGTCCACAGCATCCTGCGCATCACAATGTCTAGCAACATCCCTTGCGGAAATTAGACTGGCGCGATACGCCCCGTAGACCACAGATGAAGGAATGCTTTCAACACCATAGAAGTAACATTCAGGAATGTCACCCCATTCTTCAGGAAGGCACGCCTCATCATAATCACGGTCAATCGCCCACAAGAAACGCTCTTCATCGTATACTGCGTCATCGAACAATACACTGTAAGCTTCTCTACGAATCCCATCTATCAACTTGTCGAATTGTGTCATGCTATTTGCTCCAGCGTGTCTGCTACATCTTTGTCAAAACGAATCTCTACCATTCTAGGTAGAAACAGTGAGTGTGTACCTGTCTGCTTATTCACAATTTTCTCGTTGTATTGAACAGCGATGATTTTATGAAGATAATCAGCGTTTGCGTCCTCTGCCATCTTGTCGTCCTTTACACGGACACGAACGGAAAGTTCACCGTCTTCAGATACACATTCGAATGCACCTGTCATCCCTACATACTTACCCTTACCTGGAATGAGTGCTACAATACGCAAATCTGCCTCTTGAATCTTCTTCAGTTTGATTTGCTCGTTGCTTGTACCATCCATCCATGCGCCTTTAGGTAGCTTGATCACTGCACCCTCACCACCTGCATCTTGGTACTGTTTTGCGATCTCTACGGCAGCTTCATAAGAATATACCCATTCAGTCTTGACCAAACGCACATAATGCCCCAACGGTAATAATGCACTCAGCCCGTCTAACCTGTAACGATACTGTAGATTATACCTACCTCTAGAGCGAACCTGGTCTAGTGAGATAGCATCCCAGATTACAACAACAACATTGCCCCCTAGGTGTGAGCCTTTCAGTACGCTGTTTAGGATGCCATTTGAAGTTTTTCGAGGTAAAATAGTACCGTCTTGATCAGTTGCAAGCAGCTCACCATGATATTGAAAGCCGGCAGGAAGTGCTGCAAGTTCCGCTCTTAGTTCCAGAAGCTTGTCTGTGCCGTATGCATTACCGTTACGTGTATAGATCTCAAGACCATTAAGTGTCACGTTAATGTTAACAAACGCACCATCTAGCTTTTCTTGAACAATAACGCCCTGCTCCCAGTTGATCCCCTCGATGTCAATGTCCTTCGGTAAAGCACATCGCATGTAGGGAAATACAGGGATTAGCCCAGGGATACACTTTTCAATAGTCTTTGAGTTCACACCAAGTCGTAGGTCTTTCAGCAACATGCACATGAAGATATCTTGGCTATACTTGTCTAAGTTATGTAAGTGCGCCAGAACAGCCTGACGTGCGTCATTACCTGTCAAGTGGCGTAGCCGAATCTCATCTAGTAGCTTGAAGCTCTCCAGAGTAATCTGCTGTAAGCCATTGCTCAGAGGAAGCTCCAACTGCGCAATATTATACACGTACGCAGAGTCATAGGTATACTTCAGGATCTTCTTTAGAAAGTCCGAAGCTTCTCGCAAGATCTCTTCTTTAACTAGCTTAGAAGGCCAGTTTCGGATGTCAATGATCTCTTGGTACAAATCAGAGACGCCACTAGGCATCTTCGGCAGCTGGTCTAGAAAATCATCCTTGGATTCCATTATATTAACTCCTGTTATTTTGAAAGACTAGGGACTTTTGGCATCCCCACAGTAGGGTTGCCGCTTGTGAAAATTACACCGTCGGCATCAGCTTTAAGTGGTTGTAGTGAGGGTACTACTTCAAAGTCAACATCATCAGTAGCTATCCCTCCCATACTATCAGGGGAACGAAACCTCCCTGTTTCGTAGTCGTAGAATGCACTCACACACGAGCCTGTCAACCCTGTGAATCGAGATTTTAACACCTTCATCTTGAGTGTATTACGCACAACAGGGTCATCTGCACCAAGTTCTCTCGCAAAAGCGATCACATCAAACGAGACCTGCTTTACAGAACCTGAGCCACGAATGTCATCTAGTGTTGGCAGATTGCCTTCTTCAAATGACTTGCCGCCTGTAGGTGCTTTGCGCAAGTGGCTCACCAAACCAATCCAGACATCATAGCGTTTACACAGGCGCAGCAGATCATTCATGACCTTATCTTGAGCTTCATTACCTGTCAAATTACCGAGTCCTTCTGACACTAAGATAGTGATATGATCAATGAACAAGTACTTGCACCCCATCAGGCACATGTACTCAAGTTGATCCATCAACGAACCGTCGTCCATTGAGCCTTGATGGTCTAGTAAAATCACTCTGTCACCTTTAAACACAGCGTCGAAGCCTTCCCGCAACTCTTCCAAAGGTATCTCTTCCTTGGCGGGGTTGCGCATGAGTGCCATCCCTGCTAGTTTCCTAGCAGTCTCTTCTGGAGACTCTTCTAGTGAGATGACGCCGACGCTCTCCGTTGTAGTTTCCAGCAAGTGCAGCATGACTTCTCTTAAAAGTGTAGACTTTCCTGAGCCTGTCCCTGAAATAAACAGCGCAATCTCACCGAATCGCATCCCTTTAACCTTCTCGTTTAAGCTACCTATGCAAGGCGGATAGGGGAGTGATTCAATAGCGTTATAGCGTTCTAGACGATCCCATAGTGCTGTCTTCCCAATGATTCCACCTGGAATATACCGTTGGGCATTCCAGATGTCTTGCATTAACTCCTTCCAACCATCTGCACCACTCAGAAGGATTTCGTTAGGATCTTTCTTGCGTAACTTTGCAATTTTGACCTTGTCGAATCCGACTATACGAGCAGCTTCTGCAATAGCTCCTTGCCCAGCTTCATCCATATCGAAAGCAAGAACGACTTCATCAAAAGTACGTAACCACTCACGCTGTGCCAGTAGGGAACTAAGCCCAGTGGCACTCGGTACAGAAACTGCCGGGTATACTTGACCGTATTGTTTGAGAGACATAATCGCAACTGACATTGCGTCAATCTCGCCCTCCGTCACGATCACGCGCTTGCCACCACCAGGGAATTTATTTTGACCAAACAAAGTATCTGATTTGTTAATCCAAATAAAATCCTTAGTTGCAACGGTGCGTACCTTGTAGCTATCCTCTCCATACGGGTAGAAGTGTTTCAAGATTTGTCTATTAGCATCAATCTCGACATGGACACCGTAGAATTCGCAAACTTCTTTTGTCAGCCCTCTGTTAGATATCCCTATGACAGGAAAGCCCTTTACATCACTAGCAGACACCTTACGGGAGTTCACAGGTATGCGCTCTACAAATGCAAAGTCATCTGTCAGATTCTTCTCGCCACTCTCGTTGTCATCATGATGATCCTTCTTATAGTTCTTGCATGAAAAGCAAAAAGAAGAACCATCGTCATACAAGGTCACTGCATCAGATGATCCGCATTTTGCACAAGGCATCTTGCTTTTGATCGCACGATTCTTTTCACGCGATGGCTTAGTCATTGGCTACGAGTCCTTTGATTACCGCTGAAATCAGAAAGCCTACGACAACTAAGAATAGCAAGTCGTCTGAAGGCATTTCCGTCGAGAATCCGTACATTGTAACTATGTTGTACGCCTTGCCTAGCATGAGAGCTAGTAGCGTCATAAATATCACAACTATTGCAGCTATTGCAACTACGCGGGTACCCTTGCACATATTAACCTCCTTGTACTAATGCATTAATTTTCCCAATACGCGCTTTGTGACGATCAGTGATACCCTCTTTAACACTCCAAGAGATTGCTTCAATGCGAGTGTT